TCGCTACACATCCGCGCCGACGCCGGTTGCTCGGCGGCACAGTTGGCGCACGTCTTCACGGGCGCCTCGCCGCCACCCTTGCCCGTCTTGGGCTTGATCCTGACCTCGTCGACGGGACCGTGCCTTGCGATGTTCCCGCCGTAGTCAAGCACCAGACAGTCGGTCTTCCCTTCGGCGGGGCGCATTCCGCGCCCGACAATTTGGACGTACAGCGACGGCGACAAGGTGGCGCGCACTATCGCGAGCACGTCGACGACGGGCGCATCGAATCCCGTCGTCAGCACGTCGCAGGAGACGAGGCACGGCAGGGCACGCCGACGGAAACGACCGATGATCGCAGATCGCACCACAGGCTCGGTGTCGCCCGTGATGACAAGCGCCTCACGTCCTCGGGCCTGCACCGCCGCGGCCAGATGGTGCGCGTGCTGCACGCTGCACGCGAAAAGCAACGCCGACGTGCGCCCACTGTCGAGCGCCGCCGTGACGTCATCGGCCACGCGCTCGGTCACGGTGGCCACGTCCGCGGCAAGCTCGAGGTCTCGCGCGGCGAATTCCCCCGCCCGCACGGACAGGGCGTCGGTGTCGATCTGCGCCCCGACCGCACCCGTCACCAGCGGCGCGAGATACCCCTGCGCAATCAGGCTCGCCACGTCGACACGGTAGGCGATCGACGTGAATAGCGCCCCGTCGCCTTGGGTAAGGTAGCCCTGTGACAGCCTGTACGGCGTGGCAGTCAGCCCCACGACCCGTAGCGCGGGATTGATCTCGCGCAGGCCACGCACGAGCGTCTGATACTGCCCGTCCCCATCCGGGGGGATGAGGTGCGCCTCGTCGACAATCAGCACGTCGACCACGCCCAAGTCGCGCGCCTTCTTCGCCACGGTCTGCACGCCGCAGACGGTGATCGGTGCTGTGCCTCGCTGGCCCAGCGACGCGGACCAGATCGCCACCGGAGCACGCTCCCCCCAGATCCACCGACACGCCGCGGCGTCCTGCTCGATCAACTCGGCGCGATGCGTGGCGATCACCACACGCCCGCCGCAGTCCTGCACGACGACGCGGGCAAGCTCGCCGAGGATCGCAGATTTGCCCCCGCCCGTGGGCACCTCGACGAGCGGGTGCATTCCGCCGCGCTCCCAATACTTGAGCACCGCGTCGACCGCGGCTTGTTGGTAGTCCCGTAGCTTCACCCGATCACCTCCCGATCACGCGCAGATCCATCCCGCGCCGCGTTGTGACGCCACCTTAGCCTTGATCTGCATTTTCGTCAAGCGAGCGCTTGACACGGCAACAGATCACCGCTAGGATGACTTCACCAACGCGGCGATGCCGCAAAGCAGGGAGACGCAGACATGCAGACCACGACCATCACCACGAAGTCCGGCAAGACCCTCCGCATCCGCATCATCCGCGGCGCCACGACGTGCCACGGCGCGCTCGTCGCCCGCAACGGCCGCATTGTCGCCGAGTGCGACACAGTCCGCCCGGCATTCGCCGTCGACGCCGCCGAGCGTGACGCCGTCGCCCTCGCCGCCCGCATCTGAGCACCGACACACACAGCAACACAGGGAGATCACATCATGTCGTGGACCACACTCCGCCCCGCTTTTCGTCGCGCCATCATGCGAGAGGCCGTCCGACGCGGCATCCCCGTCGACATCTACTTTGCCCAGATCGGAGGCTGACATGCAGTCGCTCAAGATTCGTCTGCGCGAGGCGATTGATGCCCGCGCACCAAAGATCCTCGTGTACGGAAACGCTGGCGTCGGTAAGACCACGCTGATCGCGTCGCTCACCGGGAAGATCCTGATCATCTCCGCGGAAGCCGGGCTGCTGTCCCTCGCAGGCGCCGACATCGACGCCGACGTGGTCGAGGTGACCTCCATCGAAGCCCTGCGCGCCGTCTACGCCGAACTGCGCGCTGGCGACCACGGCTACGCGTGGGTCGTGCTCGACAGCGTGAGCGAGATCGCAGAAGTCGTGCTGTCGAGCGAGAAGGCGAAGACCAAGGATCCGCGACAGGCGTACGGCGCCTTGTCCGACGAGATGGTCAAGATCATGCGCGCCTTCCGCGACCTTTCCTGCGGCGTGTACTTCTCCGCGAAGTTGGCGAGCACGAAGGACGAGGCGACGAGCAGGGTCAGCCACAGCATCGGCATGCCAGGCGCCAAACTTGGCGAGGCGCTGCCCTATCTCTTCGACGAGGTCTTTCGCCTTGTCGTCATCGACGAGGACGACGGGAGCGGGGGCAAGGTGGCGAGCCGCTACTTGCTGACCGCCACCGACGGGAAGTCGGTAGCGAAGGACCGCAGCGGCAAGCTTGACGCGTACGAACCGGCCGACTTGGGCGCGGTCGTCGCGAAGATCACGGGTTGAACGACTGGCCCACGTCACGGGCCACCAGCCGAACGCGCGAGATAGGCACGCGCCAACACGACAGAGGTACGACGTGAGCGACTGGAACGACGACAACAATGGCACCGACGACATGGATCTTGGGTTCGACACCGCAACGGTCGAGGCGCCGTCCTTCGATCTCTTGCCGCCAGGCCGGTACCGCGTGACGTGCACGTCGGCGAAGGTGGCGCCGTCGAAGAACAACCCGACGACGATCATGGCGAGCATCGAAGAGACGATCTGCGACGACGAGTCGCAGTACCGCGGGCGCAAGATCTGGTCGCGCTACGTCGTGGCCCACGCCGACGGAAAGGTCATGGCACGCGGTCGCGCTGACGTCGTGCGCATGCTCGCAGCCTACGGCGTGGGCGGGTCGAGCCTCGCGCCGATGCTTGAGCGCGAGTGCGTCGCCGCCGTCGACGTCGAGGCAGCCAAGGGCGAGTGGGAGGCGAAGAACAAAATCAAGCGGCGCGAGGCCGTCGCCGGTCAGGCACCCACCGCGCCGAAGCCCGCGGCGCCCACCGTCGGCGGTTCCGCTGCGGCGAAGCCTGCGGCGAAGCCTGCGGCGAATGCCCCGGCGTTCCTTGCCCGGCGCAAGGTCGCGCAGGGCGAGTGACATCCCGCCGCGTGTGGCCCCGAGCGCGGCAAACCGACGACATTCCGTCGTCGGGCTCTGTCGGTCGGAAGGTCGGGGCGCTTTTTCCGAGGTGTGACGTGATCGACAGGTACAGGGGACCGAAGCGAATCAGGCTCAACGGCGAGCGACTGGCGGCGTTGCGGGTCGCGAGAAACTACAGCTTGTCGCACGTCGCCACCGTGTGCGGCGTGACGCGCCAAGCGGTCTGCCTGTGGGAACAGGAACGCGCCGTCCCCGATGACTACTGCTGCGACCGGCTGGCGGCCCTTTTCGGCGGCGACCTTGCGCCGGCCCTTAGCGTACGGGTGTGGGAATGACGAGCCCAGCGTCGATGGAAAAGCAGCGTAAGCGCGAGGTCATCCTGCGCCTAATCGCGCTCGGTCTAACCGAGACAGTGATTGCCGAACGTGCAGGATGCGGGCTGACGATGGTCCGCAAAATCAGGCGCCAGGTACGGGAGGGCAAGTCGTGATCATCACAGCAGTGATCCCGATCGAAGGCTTGCGCCTCGGCGCCGCGCTCAACGCGCGCGTTCACTGGACCCGCAGGGCAGCACGCGCGAAGAAGGAACGGGCCACGGTGGGGTGGGCGATGCACGCGCACCGTCGCCCGATCCTGTCGAGGCCGCCGACGACATGCACGCTGGCGCGCATCGCGCCGCGCATGCTCGACGACGACAACCTTGCGGGCGCGTTCAAGTCGATCCGCGACGAGGTCGCCGCGTTCTTCGGCGTCGATGATGGGCCGCGCGGCCCGATCGCGTGGCGGTACGAACAACGCAAGGGTGAGCCGAAACAGTACGCGGTGCAGATCGCGTTGACATGGGGAGACGCATGACGGCGCATGTTTGTTCAAAAGGATGGCACACAAGCAATCTTGATTGGACGATTACATGTTACTGTGGCGCGCACATCTGCGACGTCGGACAAAACAGTCACAGCGATCGCGAGGCTTTGCACCTCATCGCCGCCGCGCCTGACCTGCTGGCAGCGTGCGAGGCGGTAGCTGCGACGACATGGAGCAGAAACACTGCGACGATCATCGGCGAGCAGGTGCGCGCGGCCATCGCCAAAGCGAAGGGGGCGACATGACGACGAAGCACACACCGGGACCGTGGTTTGCCGAAGCTGTCGATGGCCGCTGGTGCGTATGGGATGACGCCGGCATCGCCTGTATCTGCGACGTCCACGCAGGCGTCGAACCTGACCCGAGCGGAGCCGAGCACGCCCACCTCATCGCCGCCGCGCCTGATCTGCTGGCGGCATTGGAGGTTCTGGCTCGCAGTTTCAGTGCGGTGGCATATGCCGCGTGGACGCAGGAAATGCACGCAGCTGTCGCCGCCATCGCCAAGGCGAAGGGAGAGACGACGTGAAGCGCGCCCAATTTGTCTGCCATGTTTGCATCGACGCCGAACTGACGGCGAAGATTGTCGAGCAGCGAGACGCCGCCATCGAAGAACGCGACGAAGCCCTGCGCCTGTTGGCGGCCCGCGTCGAGGCAAAGCGACTGGACGCGGCGCAAGAGGAGATCGAACGTCTGCGTGCGGCCTGCACGCTCGCGCTTCGCATCATGGAGCGGGAGAACAGGGTGAACGTCCCGCCGTTCGCAAAGTTCATCACCGTCGACTTCGCCCCCGACGACGTGGCCGTGCTGCGCGCGGCCATCGCCAAAGCGCAAGGGGAGACGACGTGACCGGCCGTAAACCAGACACCGCCAAGCGCGAGCGCATTGCTGATCTGCTGCGCAAGGGCGTCGAAACGACGGCCATCGTTACACGACTCGGCTGTCACAAAGACCTTGTCCACCAAGTGCGAAAAGAGATGAAGGGGCAGACACCATGACGAAGAAGCCACGACGACAATACAAAGACGCCAACGGCAAGCGCCTGCCGGGCGTCACCACCGTCCTCGGGGTGCTGGAAAAGCCCGCACTGATTGGATGGGCCGCGACGGTGGCCGCGGAAGCGACGGCCGATGCGTGCGCCAACGGGCTGCCGCCTGACCAGGCGAGGATCCTCGGCAGGGCTGCGGTATTCGCTCGCCGCGACAAGGCAGCAGACCTCGGGACGAGAGCGCACGCCATGGTCGAGGCGCACTTCCGCGGCGAGGCCGTCGTGGTCGACGTGTCCGACCCCGAGTCGGCGAAGGTGGCCGAGTGTGCGCAGCGGGCCATCGCCCACATCGAAGCAACCTGCGACCGCGTCGTCGCTGTCGAGGTCGCCCACAGCGTCGACAGCGTGCCGTGGCGCATGGGCGACCTGCCCGGCTACGGCGGGACGCTCGACATGATCGTGGAGCGCGGCGGGCGGTGGTTCGTCGCCGATCTCAAGACGGGCAAGCACGCACACGACGAGGTGGTCCCGCAGCTTGCCGCGTATCGGCACCTATGGATTCGCCATCCGGACGGGACGGACATCGACGGGGGGCTTGTGTTTCACGTCCCGATCGACGGCGAGAACGTCAACGAAATTGCCATCGACAGCGAGACGCTGGACGCGGGTTGGCGTGTGTTCTGCGGGGCCTTGATCGTGTACCACGCACGCGGCAGCGCGAAGCTGCCCAGGGAGGCCCATGACGACGCTGGATGACCTACAGGCCCGGTGTGCGCGGTCGAGCCTGCGCAAGACGCAGCCGTGGGCGCCCCAGACCGACCGGCAGGCGATGGCAGCCCTGTGGCTGTGTGCGGAGGCGGGCGAGGTCGCGGACGCCGTGCGACGGTGGTCGCTGACCGAGGGCGACACAATCACGCTGGCCGAGGTGCGGGACGAGCTCGGGGACGTCTTGTGGTGCCTCAGCGAGTGCGCGACCTTGCTCGGCCTGACGCTTGAGGAATGCGCGGCGGCGCAGCAAGTGAAGCAGGAGCGGCGCTATGCCGATGTGATTGCACTTCACGACACCGAGGGTCCGACCTGACCTGTCCGTGGTACTCTCAAGGGTGGAGGATATATGCGACAACGACCGACGCCGGACGAGCTTGCGGCGATGACCGAGGACGAGATCCATGCGCTGTCCGCGGTGATGTTCGCCGAGGGTTCATTGAACAAGCTTGAGGCAGAATTCGGCGACGCGGAACGGGCGCTGGTCGCCAGCTATCTGCGGATGGTGGAGCAGCACCGGGCGATGTTCCCGCGACAGGAGGGGCCCCGTGCCCGGCCAACGT